TCGTAAATGTAAGAGTTGATCCAGTAATTGTATAATGTGTTGTTATTGTTTTTAAGACTCCACCAACAGTTACATCTATTTCATTGTTTGATAAAAATGGAAATGATATAGCAAACGAGTTAGTACTACCATTACCAGTATGGTTTGTAAAAGATGCTGCTGTGTTAGTTGCCATGATTAATTTCCAGAGTAATTCTCGAATATTGGTATTATATCTTCATAAGCTCTTCTGTTTTCATTTTCAGCCATTGATTTTATTTTCTTATCCATAATATATTCTTTATAGTACTCAACAGCAACTTTTTTGTAATCTTTCCAAAGTTTCCTTATTGGTGCTTGTAGTTCTGATCTTATAATTTCTTTTCTAGTTAACATTGCTTGTGCATCAATAGCACCAGAAGTATCAGATTCTAATTCTTTAAGAGCTTCTATATTCTTTTTATTTCTTGAAATTTCTAAAATTATTTCTGGAAAACGCTTACCATTTTCAGGGTCAAAAACAGGTCTATCTTTTTCATCATAACTTATTTTTATAAAAGGTATTAAGCTTGTTAGCTTGTTATATTGTGGTGTTGTTAAATTTACTTCATTACCATATTTATTAAATCTGATAGTTTCAAGCGGTGGTACAAGCTTTAAATCTAATCTTCTTATATATTCATCAACAGGATTATCTTTTTCTTTTCTGTATTTAAAAGGATTAAAATAATTACCAAAAAAAGCACCCTCTGGGTATTCTGCAATTCTACCTGTTGTCATGCTTCTTATTGGTTCTATATCAGCACTAAAACCTGCTGTATAGTCTTGCAAACTTCTTGTTATCATTGTGCCAAAAATATCTAAATCTTGAAAAGGATTATTAGATAGTTTTAAACTACCAAAATCATTACCTTCATATTCACCATAATCTTCTGTATAGTTTCCTCTATCTTCCATTCTTTCTGTTTGAGGTTTTTTATCTCCTTTTCTAAATTTTGTTTTTCTTTTTGGAAATCTACCTTCGTATGTTTGAGTTCCTATCAATTTACCTTCGTTATCACGAAGCTCGTATGTCCATTGTTCACCTCTTGCTCTTGTAATGCTTCTCCATAAAGAAGAAAAAGGTACAAGATTTGCAGCGTAATTTGCTGGCACTCTATAAAACCTTTTTAAAGCACCAACATCACTTGTTAAATCAATAAACTCTGCAACATTTTGAAGCATATATTTATTGCCTATATTTCTTGATAGTAAACCTGTAAGAGCATAAGCAGCATTGTCATAATCTTCATCACTTACAAAATCCCTAATATATGCCATATCACCTGCAATCATAAATAAAGAACCTATTGGTTCCATTCGAGATAAAAGGTCTAAATATTCGTAATTTGGTAAACCATTATCTCCTCTAATTACATTACCATCTTTGTCTTTTTGTAAAGTTCTAAAACTGTAAGGTAATTCATCAGTTCTCTTTTCTCCTTCTCTTAAATATTTATTATGATGACCTCCACCAATAATTGCTAATTCTGCTTCTGGGTCATCTTTGGCTGCTGCTAAAGATATAAAATAAGCCCATAAAAGACCACCCATAGTAGCTTCTCCGTTAGCTCTATATGCAGTAGCTAAGTCATCACTTAACAAATTATCATTATGTTCTTTTAAAATTCTTCCTAAAGTTGCATTATATTTTGGTGGCATACCTTTAAATAAAGTCCTCATATCTGGTACACCTGTTCTTCTCATTACTTGTTTACCTATATTTACAGGTGTAGTTACAAAAGGAACTATTGGCCTTAAAGCAGAAGATTTCAATATTTCTGCAAGTTTTTTTGTTTGGGCCGAACCTGCACCATTTAGACCAAATCCTTTACCTAGTTCTGTTGTAAATGTTCTATCTGCTGCATAATCTAAGTTTCTTGTATATGCGTCTAAAATGTTTTCATTTGGTACAAAATCAGGAAAAGCACTATCCATACCTCTTGTAAAACTTTTTGTATTAACAATATCTAATATTTCATCAAAATTACTATTAACATAAATACTAAAACTTTTACCTGTTAATCCTCTCTCTGTTGCTTGCTGTGTAAGATCACCCATAAGACCTGATCTAAATGCAATTTGTTTTGTAAACTCGTCACCTGCCATCATCAATCGAGAAGGCACTCTAACTCCATGACCAAATAAGTTTATACTTTTTGCAAAAGCACTATCACCCATCATTCTTATTGCATATCTTTCATAAGCATCTTGTGTACCAAACATTCTTCTTTCATCAAGAATATTTTTATCAAGCCATAACGCTTTACCTGCTGCTTTAAGACTATCTATAGAAGAGGTAAAAATAGTAGCAAGCTCTCTAGCTGCCCTTATTTTCATTTGTTTGTCCATGATTGGACTACCTGCTGCTAGGTCTAACGGACCAAGAGCAACATTAAATAAAGAACCAATAATATTGATGATTTGTGTTTCTGGTGCTGACAATAAATTATTTATAAACAACTCATTACTCATTCTTAAACCTCTAGCTCCTCTATCAAATAAAGTCATACCTTTTACAAGCTTGCTTATTTTTTTACTATCACCCTGCATAGCTAATACTTTTCTTGTAATACCTAACAAACCTTCAATATCATTATTTTGTATATAAGTTTGCATACCTTCATATAGCTCTTCTTTTGTTGGTATTAGTTTTTGTTCAGCTATTTGTTTTTTAGTCTTTTCAACTAAATCTCTTGTTGTTGTTTGGAATCTTTCTTTTTTTGCACGTTCAGCAGTTTTTTCTCCACCACCAATACCTGCTTGTACTTCTTCATCAACAGATTTACGAATAACATCTTTAGGTTCTGCATCTATAAGTTGATTTACTCTCACTGTACCTGCTGTTTCGTTGCTTATCTTTTTAGTTGGACCTGCAAGATTTATCATCTTTGATACATCTTCTGACCAATTCTGTAATAGTTCATCTGGTATCTCTTCTCCAAGCATAAAAGCTTGTTCTATATCGGTCATGTATTGACTTACGTTTGTAGCTAACCTTTTTTGTTCTTTTATTGCACCAAGATAAATAACCCTCATGTGTTTTTCTGGGTCATTAGGACTAATTTTTTTTGCTATTTTTATAACTAAAGGCAACAGTTCATCATAGCCCATAGCACTTGCAGCTTCTACTGAAAAATCATCAGGTATAACAACTCTATTTAAAACTTTACCTGTAGCTTTCCATGTATCATCAGTAATACTTTCTACATCATTCCAAATTTTAGGATTAGGTTTTGATTGCTGTAAAGGCAAATCAGTAGCTTTTGTTTTAGTTTTTTTTGTTATTTTAGTTTTTGGTGCTATTTCATCAAACTTAGGTAAATCATCTAGTACTTTTGTAAATTCATCTGAAAATTCTTCACTACCTACAAGAGTTGCTTTCTTTAATCTTTTAATTTGTTTTAAAGCAAAATCTAATCTTTTTGGATTATTCTTTATATCCTTCAATAACTGAATAGTTCTATTAGCCATCTGTTCTGGATTTAACATATTAGGACCACCTGTAATATCATCAATAAGTCTTACAGCGTATGGCTCTAATACATTTTTTAATTTAGGTAATTTTGTTGCTGCTGTTGCTGTTAGTCCAATAGTTTCTCCAAAAACTGTACCTGTCAAAAACTGTTTTAGTTTTGCTTCTCCAAAGTTACTTTCATCTCCTTCTTCTGGTCTTTCTGGTGCGGATAAATATTCAACAATAGGTTTTACAAATCTATTAGTAAGTACTGGATTTTCTATATCAGCTAAAAAATTAAATAAGTTTTCATCATAAGCATCTACACCAACAAAATCTGCTGCTCCACCTGCTGTAAACCATCTAGCACCAGTAGCAATCTTGTCATAATTTTTTATACCTTGTAATGCCTTTATACCTTTTATACCTTTTAAAGCCTTATTAAAACCTGCATAAGGTATTAAAAAACCAGAACCAAATTTAAATATTTGATATGCTGCATCATCTAAATCACCTTCTTTTTCAAGACCTAAAGCTTTTAAATCAATTAGTTCATTTGGATCATAAGGATTACCCTGTATAAAATCAGCTATATGTTTTATTTCATTTGGTATATCAACAATACCTGCTGCGGTAGCTCTTAAAGCAGTAGCTTCTTCTTCTGATCTTGGTTTTAAAAATTCATCTTGAGTTTTAGCAGCTTTTTCTATAACTTCTTCTGTAATTTGATTTGGTAAAACGATTGCACCTGAGTTGCTTTTTAACTGGTCAAAAATTGCTTTAGGTATATCTTTAATACCAAAATTTCTTAGCCTTTCATTCTCTGTAAAGTCATCAGTTTTTTTAGACCCAATACCAAAAGCACCTTCTGGTACTGTATTTTCGTCTTGAGGAATTAAGTTTGAGTCTGTCATTACCTATTTATTAAAAGGTTGCGAGCATTAATTAAGGCTTCTCTAACTAAGTTTGCATCTATTCTGGCAAAATTTCCAGCCTTGTCATTATCATACATACCTTTACCATCTGGTCCTTGTATTGCAGCAAATTCTAATGCTAAATCTTCATGTGCTGCATTAAGGTCATCACTTTGACCTGTAAGGTAAGCAGCTAAAGATGGTCGTTTCCTACCACTTAATAACATACCCCAGAATAATCTATCTTGATTTTCTGGTGTCATAATATCATCTTTGCTAAGACCAGAATAAACCCTAGCTTCTGTCAAAACATTAGGTGTAAATTGATAAGCTCCTACTGCAAAGACTTCACCATCAGCTTGCATTTGCTCCATCTCTCCTATAGTTTTACTTGTTATATCCATTTCACCTGCTGTATCAGTCGTACCACCATTAAAAGCATTATAAAGACCACTACCTAAAGATTCTCCTCCTCTTACTAATTCTGCTAAACCACCAAAATCAGGGAAGTTTTCTTGATTAAGTAATCCTTGTAAATCAAACTCTACTGGCATACCACCGCCATAACCTGCACCCCTTCTTCTTTCAAACTGAGGTACAGAACTTAAATCTATTCCTCCTTCAAAAAAATTATTATTATTTGTATTTGTGTTTTGTTGTTGTAATTGTCTTGTTCTTTCATTTTCAACTGTACCTATACCAAACGAACCTTCTGGAACTGTATTTTGTAAATTTACTCCCTCTATTTTTTCTTTATATGTTTTTGCAGAAAACTCTGCTGCTTTTACAAATGGATTAAATATATCTTTATATAATTTATTTTTTAAATCTACAAATTCTTGATTACCTTCAGCAGCTAAAGCCATTATTCCATATTGTTTTTCTATCTCTTGTACTTCTAAACTAGAGGGTCTTCTTTTGTTTGTTTTTATATAATCTGTAAAATATTTTTTTACTTTATCTTGCACTTCTATATTTAATTTTGTTGCTGTTTTAAGATTTCTTTGAATCCCAAACCCTGCTTTAAAAGCAGTATCACTTGTTTGCAAAGTATTATTTATTGTGGTCATTATATTAGTTGTAGTGCTTTCTATATCTTCTGCTAATCCATCACTATTTGCTGCAAAAGTTTTAAGGTCATCTATTAAGGTTATTGCTTCATTATCCATTGTTGCATGATTATTTTCTATATCTGATATTGCTTTTTCCAACTCTTGATCTAAACCATCAAATATACCTAATCGTATTTTATTTTCTAACTGTGGAATAAGCTTACTTTTAAGATTAAAATTATCTGATTTACCTAGTTGATCTATATAATCCTGTTCTTCTTTAGTTGTAAATTTACTGTCATTTTTAAGAGCTTCATACGCATTTCTTTTGTTTATTATTGCTGTGTCTTTTTGTTCATCTGTCATATCTACAGTTAAAGGTATGTTGTTTAAAGCTTTGAATCTATTTTTAATTTCTAATTTATTTAAAGCAGGTTCTACTTCATTTTTATATTTTAATCTTTGCATTACTAGCGTTTCAAACTTTGAAGAAAATGCTGCTGATTTTGTTAAATAATCCTTATGACTTCTAAGGTCTTTATCACCATATTTAACTAAACTTAAAATTTTATCTGGGAAATCTTCAGCTAAAGCTAATTTGTTAGCAGCATCAGGTTTAGTTATATCTACATCAACTAACTTTTCACCTAAAGCATAAACATTATCTATAAGTGTTGTGTATGTTTTTGTAGCATCTGTGCCAGTAATACCTCCTTTATACATATTTTCTAAATATCCATTTAAAATTACACTTGCTTTATCTTCTTCACCCTTAGATAAGGCTTGTGATGCTTGATTTAAAACTTCAGGCATTAATCCTAAAAATTTATTATATTCAAAACTACGATTTTGCTTAGTTCCATAATCTGTAACTTCAAATAATTCTTTAGCCATCTCAGGTATGTAAAACTGACTGACTACATTTGGGTCAATGCCTAAACGTGTAAAAGTTTCTAAATCTTCATCTAAATAACTTTTTCTCCAATTTTTATATTCATCACTATCAGTACTATATTCTTTTAAAAATTTAAAAATAGGTTGTCCAGAACTATCTAACTCACCTGTATTTATTCTTGCAACGTCATAATCACGTTGTAGTTTATTACCTCGTTTTTGTGCTTGTAACGCTACTATAGCTTTTTCATATTGTCTTTTATAAACTCTTGAACCGCCTATTACTTCTCTAACTGTTTGTCTTTCTTCAGACTTTTCTAAATTATTAGATAATCTTGAAATAGCACCACCATTTATTTCAGCTTCTAAAACATCAGCAGTAGCTTGTGCTTTATCTTTTTCAACTTCTTTTTGTATTCTTTGACCAATAAATTGTTGTAATGCTGGATTTACTATTTGTAAAATCTCTGCAAGTTCTTCTGCACCTGTTTTTGGTAGTACTGTAGGTTGTGCTACAAAAGTATCTACAGGACTAGCAGACGATCTAAAAGCGGTACTTTGAAAACTTGAAGTCATGCGAATTGTGCAAAAGTGCTAAGACCTTGTGTGGCTGTATTAAGAATAACCGAACTTAACGAAGGTATTTGATTATATGCTTGATTAATATTACTTTGTAATTGGTTGCGTCTATTATCTCTTTGTGAAATTAAACCTTCAATATTTCTAGAATATTGTCTTGTAAAAGATTCTAATTCTTGATTTATAGATTCTCTGGCATTGGCAGTTTGTCTTTCTACGTCACGCAACAACAAACCAACAGTAAGACCTGCCTGTTCTGATGCTATAGTACGACCTCTTGCTTGTAATCCTTCAATAGTTTTTGCTAATCTTTCTTGTGCTTTAGATGCTCTGGTTTCTTTTAAATTATCTGCTAAAGCTTCTTGCTGCAAGGCAAGTGATCTTTCTGCTGATTGATTAGTTATTAATGCACTTTGATATTGCTGATCTGCTGCTGCCCTAGCTGCACTTCTCTGTGCTAAACCACTAGCCAAACCAAGACCTAAAGACCCAAGAAACAGTCCTCCTTGCGTAGCAGTAAGTCCTAGTATAGGAACACACATTTAGGCAATCCTCAGAAATTCATAAAATGGTTTACTTTGTTTTCCATATTCTGCGTGATAATTAATAAAAGTAAACCCAAGACTTTTCAGCCATTTGATAGCTGTTGTATTCTCAGCATATACCATATTGTATAGCAAATTATAATTTTTCAATAGATCATCTACCCATTTCTTACCTTCTCTTACTAATTGTATTTTATATTTTTTATTACTAAACAATTCATCTGTTGTTATACACCATATACACCCATCACTTACTACACCACATAAGCCCATTGGTTGATCTTCGTCACCAGCTATAGTCAACACCTGTTGTCCATATAAATATGTTAGTCGTAGTGCATCTTCTGGTTCTTTGCCTGTCTGATAATAAGCTTCTATTTTATCTATCTCTCTCATGTTTTTACATACATGGTTAAGGTCATGTATGTTTGCTTTTCTCAAATACCCCATCTAGACTCTACGACTTCTCATATAGAACATAGCTTCATATTCTGCACTTGATAACTGTGTTGGTAGAAAAGTGTCATTCTTCACATCTATATCTACCCTGTCTGCCCTACTCATTATTGGTACTCTGAATGTACCTGTCTCTAGATTTATCTGACCAATAGCAGCAGACGCAGCACCAAGCAAACGACCAGTAAATTTATGTGTACTTGTATCTCTATTCTCAGGTGTTACTTCTACTCTAAAAAATCCTGTATCTTCAAATTTTATATAGAAGTGATGTAGCTGCAATCTGCCACTAATAAATTCACTTCTTTGACCAGCACCTTCTGTAAGTCTTTGTTGACTAAACCTATAGTGCATCAAAAAGGGTTCACCAATAATAAATTTACTATTTCTAAAATCACCTGTGGCTGTAATGGTAGAGGTAGAACCATCTGTAGCGTTTGTTGTTTGTAGTAGTTGTCCAGCTTTTAATGTAACTGTAGTACCTTGTGTATTAACAAACGTACTTGTCTCACCACTAGCTAAATATCTACCAACAATATTCATATTAGCTCTTAGTCTATAAGGCACAGTAAAGGTGCTGACATTGGTGCTTGCGTTATAAGCAACAGATACACCTGTTGTTGCTTCTGTAACTTTATGATCTAAATGAAATTCAAACTCTGAGTTAGCTTCTTTAAATTCTGCTTCAAAAGGTATCTTTTCTAAGGTTGT